TCATATAAATGATGCAGAAAACTATGTCAATGAACAAGAATATTTAAATGACGACCCAGAAATAAAAGGATGGACTATTGGACCATTTGGTACACCTGAAAAATTATAACTATGGCACAACAAATAAAGATAACACACACGAGTAATGCAGATATGAATATAGGCATACCTAAAAACTTAACAGCAGTAGACTGGTTAGTTAATGAATATTTTGGAGGGTTAGAAAATTGTACTCCTTGGTTTATAAAACATATTGAACAAGCCAAACAAATGGAGAAGGAGCAGATAATAAATGCCTATGTAAAAGGATTTGATATAAGTGCGGAAGGCTGGAATGGTGAATACGGAATAAAAGATTTTAATAATATTAAAGAAGAAATTTCAGCAGAACAATACTATAACGAAACATATAACAAATGAAACAGGAACATTTAGATTATTTAGAAAAAAATATAGCTAACTATCAAATGGTTAAGATAGGGTTTATAAGAAACCTTGATTTAGAATTATTACAGATGTATGAGCATATCTATAAATTATATGTTGATCCGCAATTCGTTTTAACTAAGTGGTGTAGCACTTGTGTAATGGATATGATTACAAGGCTTTATGATTATTACCTAAACCTACCACAAGAGCAAGTTCAACAATTAACACACGCAGTAGACATCACAATTAAAAAAAGGGGCAGACCTAAGAAATGAGAATACTTGGAATAACATCTGCACAATCTGGTGTAGGCTATCACAGAATAATAATGCCTGTTGCACACATGCAAAAGGATTATGCTATGCTTACAGATACATTAACAGATGAAACTGTAGATGGCAACTATGATATATTCTTAATGAATAGGTTTTTTAGCGGTGTTAGTATAGATCAAGTACTTGCATGGAGAAAAAAACATGGATTTAAATTGGTAGTAGATAATGATGATTTCTGGCAACTTGATCCTACGCATATCTTATATGAAAGATATAAACATGGAGATATTACATTAAAGATTTTAGAGTATGTGCAGGAAGCAGACTTATGTACTGTAACACATGAAAGGTTAGCAGACGAAGTTTACAAGTTTAATAAAAATGTAGTTATATTACCTAATGCTTTGCCATACGGAGAAGAACAATTTTTAGATAATAAGATTGAATCAGATTTGATTAGGTTATTTTGGGGCGGATCTGGAACACATGAACCAGATATTAAGATACTTAAAAACCCAATGCGTAAAATATCGCAGTTATTAGGGATAAAATCCGTTATCGCAGGATATAACGATCAGGAGCAGTATGTGTGGAATAAGATGTGTATGTGGTTTAGTAACAACTACAAAATACCTACTCAAATATATAGGTTTACAGAAACCTTTAAATACATGGCAGCCTATGCTGATTCGGATATTAGTTTAATACCATTGGTTGAATCCACGTTTAATTCAATGAAGTCTAATTTAAAGGTATTAGAAACGGCTGCTAAAAAAAATCCTGCTATAGTATCAAATGTTCATCCATACAAAGATATGCCTGTTCTGTATGTTAATAAGCAGACAGATTGGTTCAAGCATACGAGAGATTTAGTACATGATGACCAAATGCGTATAGAACTTGGTTTAAAGTTACATGAATACTGCGTTCAGAATTACTCCCTTAAACATATAAATAAACAAAGATTTGACATTTATAGTAAATTACTATAGATGCCTGTCATTAAATGCTCAAACGGAAAGTACAGAATCGGTGGCGGTTCTTGTATATACGATACAGAAGAAAAGGCACAAAACGCATGGGCAGCTATACGAGTAGCGATGGCAGATAGTTACGATGATTACCCACAGGCAGCAAGGGTAAATGCACAAAGATCAATAAACATTAGGGAACAATACGGATTAAGTTGCGGAACTCCTGTAGGTTGGGCAAGAGCCAACCAGTTAGCAAACGGAGAAAAAATTACCAGAGAAACAATAGCGAGAATGTCAGCCTTTGAAAGGCACAGAGATAATTCTAAAGGAAATCCTAAAGAAGATTGCGGAGCATTGATGTGGTTAGCATGGGGTGGGGATGAAGGCATAGCATGGGCAAAAAGAAAACTTGAAGAAATAGATAGAAAATGAACAATCATGGAGTAGATCAGAGAAGTATCGGCATGTGTTTTGCATCAATATTTCTCAAAATATGGGCAGATATGACCTTGAATGAAGTAGCTACAGGTCTTGCAGCAATAGCAGCAATTACAACTATACTTTATAATCTACAAAGGATGTATAAAGAATGGAGAAACAAATAAAGTTTGGATATAAACAATACTTTAAACCTACACCTAAACGAATCCGAATCTTCGGAGATAGTTTGGCTGCGGCATCTTTGTTTGTATCTGGATTAGCAATATCCAATGGATATGAGAAAATAGCAATAGGTATAGCGATAGCAGGTTGGGTAGGTAAATTTATATCTAATTTTTTTGCTGATGAAAATAAGTGAACATCTGGATATGTCAGAAGTAATACGGAGTGAATCCGCAAAGCGATTAGGGATTAAAAATATTCCTACAGATGAACATACCGCTAACTTAAAAGTAATAGCAGAAAATATATTTGAGCCTATAAGACAAAACTTTAGAGTTCCTATTAGAATATCAAGTGCTTACAGGTCTGCTGCTTTGAATCGTGCCATAGGAGGAGCAACCAATTCACAACATAGCATAGGTGAGGCGATTGATATAGATATGGATGGTAACCCACATGGTGTCACAAATAAACAAATATTTGATTATATTAAAAATAATCTTAACTTTGATCAACTTATATGGGAATTTGGGGATAATAAAAACCCAGATTGGATTCATGTAAGTTATAAAGCAAAGGGGAATCAGAGGAAGCAAGTGTTAGTAGCCAAAAAAATAAATGGCAAGACCACTTATACACCTTATGGAAAATAAAAAGTTCACTACTAAAAGTAATCTTTGTGCAGAGTATCGTGAAAAGTTTGGTTGGGAGATGCCATCTTTAAAACTTGCACGTATAATATATAATGACAATAAGTTATTATTTAAGGATGTTGAAAATGTAAGGGGGATACTTAGAAACATTGAAGGTAAACAAGGTAAAAAAAGCACAGCTAAGGTAATTAAACAATTAGAAAATAGAGCACTAAATCCATACAAGTTACCAAGCAGTGATGAAACTATATACGATCCTTTTATAATTAAAGATAAAAGAGTTCTCGTTTTGTCTGATATACACATTCCTTACCATTCAATAGAAGCTATAACCATAGCTTTTGATTGGGCAAAGAAACAGAAGCCTGATGCAATACTTTTAAATGGAGATACATTAGACTTTTTTGGGTTAAGTAGATATGCTAAAGATCCAAAGAAACGAAGTATATCTTCTGAACTTGAATCGTTTAAAGAATTTGTTAATATATTAAAGAAAACATTTAATGCTAAAATATATTTTAAGATAGGCAACCATGAGGAAAGATACGAGCATTATCTGTGGATGAAAGCAGGAGAGATAATGGGTGTTGATGAATTTGATATATCTAATATACTTAAAGCAAGGGCAGAGGGAATAGAGGTTATAGGAGATAAGAGGATTATCAAAGCAGGAGATTTAAACATTATACATGGACACGAATATCCTGGTGTGTTTAGTCCTGTGAACATAGCAAGAGGATTATTTACAAAGGCTAAGGTATCTGCCATGCAGGGGCATAACCATCAGAGCAGTGAGCATAGTGAATCTGACATGAATGGTAAGATTACAACAACATGGTCATTAGGTTGTTTATCAGAGTTGCATCCATTGTATATGCCATTAAACAAATGGAATCATGGTTTTGCTTTTGTAGAGATTGACGGAGAAGATTTCCAAGTACAGAATAAAAGAATATATAAAGGAAAAGTGTTATGATACCTAAAAAAATAAACAAAATGAGCATAGAGGAACAAGAGGCATTTCTGATGCAGAAACTCAACGAGTTATATGAGAAGGAACAATTGTTTAGATTTGCTTTGGCGAAGGTAAGGGGTAAAGTAAAAATAGATATAAGTGAAATAGATAGACCAGATTTAATGTTAATGAAAAGTGAGGATTAAAATTAAATATGCGAAACTTGGTAAGCAGAAGGCTTGGGGCATGGCTGATAGTGATGGAACTGTTATGCTTGACAATAGGCTTAAAGGTAAGAAACACCTTGAGATATTATTACACGAGTGTTTGCATATATTATATCCAGATGACACAGAAGAAGAAATAATAGAGAAGTCCGTAAAATTAACCCTAACTTTATGGCACGAGAATTACAGAAGGGTTGAAGATCATAACACAATACCATTACAGGATGGTTCATTATGAAAAAATATACAAAAATATACTTTGACTATTTTGGCTATACTAAAGATGATTTCGTTGCCTGTGAAGTTTGTGGCGGTAAGGGTGTTGATATTCATCATATTGATTGTCGGGGTATGGGTGGCGGAAAAACTAAAGACGAGATCAAAAACTTAATGAGTGTATGCAGGGAATGTCATTTGAAGTATGGGGATAAGAAAGAATATATTGAACTATTAAAAGAAACGCATTATAAATTTATGTACTATTATGATAAGCATTGAAGAATTTTTGAGAATAGAATTAGAGATGGGTATCAGCCTTGACAATCCTAACTTTGTTAATCTGGCTAATAATACCGCAGAGCAATTAAAAGGTTTAGGGCATAGCCTATTAGATTACGGAGCAGGAACAGGAGTTTATGCAGATGCTTTTCATAGGTCAGGATTTGATGTGTTTATATGGGAGAAGTTTGATGCTCACAAAGAGTATATACGTGAACGACTACCACATTTGAATATAATAGATAAGCCAATAACAACCGATATAATGGCTTTTATAGAGGTAGCGGAACACATGACAGACAAAGAACTAAACGCACTATTTAAAAAGATTAAACCTACTTATATCTTATTTAGTTCAACAAGTCAGAAAACAGACAACGATGAGGCATGGGGGCATATAAATGTAAAAGAGCAGTCAGAATGGGATGCCTTCTTTGAAGGATTCGGTTACAAAGTAGAAAAACAATTATCAATACCTACATCATGGGCAAAACTATATAAGTATGGCAAAGGCAACTGATAGCAGTAAAACAACATTTGGTAAAAGAAAAAGAGGTAAACATAAAAAATCATATAATAAACATGACAGATCAGAACGCAATTATCGTGGTCAAGGTCGCTGATGTAAAAGCGAATCCTAATAACCCAAGAATTATTAAAGATGATAAGTTTAAGAAACTGGTAAAATCTATTCAAGACTTTCCAGAGATGCTTAAATTAAGACCTATTGTAGTAAATGATGATATGGTTGTACTTGGTGGAAACATGAGGTTCAAGGCTTGTAAAGAGGCAGGGTTAAAAGAGATACCTATTATTAAAGCAAGTTCATTAACAGAAGAACAACAGAAAGAATTTATTATTAAAGATAATGTTGGATATGGTGAATGGGATTGGAGTATGTTGGCTAACGAATGGGATTCTGAAAAATTAAATGAATGGGGAATAGATATTATTGGTTTTGATAATGTAGAAAGTTTAGGTGATACATTTAGTTTGCCAGATGGAGAAAAGCCACCATTTCAGCAAATGACATTTACTTTAGCAGATGAACAGGCAATTGTAATAAAAAATGCATTAGATGAAATAAAAAAAAGTGAAGAATATAAATATTGTGAAACATTCGGAAATGAAAATAGTAATGGGAATGCTTTATATTTACTTATATCAAATATGACAAATCAAAGATAATGTCTAATATAAAAAATATTGAAGTTAAAATTATAAAATCAGATATTGCAAGAAAATATACATTGGAATATCATTATATGAAAACATTTCCAATAGCTAAAATATGTTTTGGGGTTTTTTTTGATACAAAATTGCAAGGTGTCATAACATTTGGTGAAAGCACTTCAACTTTTGCAAAAATTAAAAAAATATTGCCAAAAATTAAAAAAAACGAGGTTATAGAAATGCAAAGAATGAACTTATTAGATACATTAGGTCATAATTCAGAAAGTTATGTATTAGGAAAAATATACGAGTTGTTTAAAAAAAATACTAAAATTAAAGTTATTGTAACCCATGCAGGAGGATGTAAAAATGACTGTGGAATAGTTTATCAATCATCAAGTTGGTTATATTTTGGTAAAGAAAAATGCGAAGATTTTTATTTGACAAAAAATGGTGAATATAAAAATATAATAGCACCAATGAGATTCGGACGTGTTCCAAAAAATATAAAAGGCGGACAAAAAATTGGTGAATATTTATTTGGTGAAGGACAATTAATAAAAAGTTATAGATATTTATATTTATATCCAATAAATAAAGGAATTCGTGTATATTTACAATCTAAATCAATGCCATATCCCAAGGATAGTTTAATATTTAGGAAAAATCAAAAATGGATAAATGGGGGAGACCAATAGGGGTTTAAAATACAGTTCGAACCTGTACTCCTCCACATTATAAAATGAGTAAAGTTAAAGATATACAAATCAAAATAATAAACTCCAAAATCGCTAATGATTTTGTTAGAAAATATCATTATAGTAAAAAGGTTGTTCCTAATTCAACATTGCATTTCGGAGCATTTCTTGATAATAGATTGCATGGTGTATTATCATATGGTCCAAGTATAAATAAAAAAGGAACAATTAATTTAGTAGAAAATACAGGATGGAATGAGTTTATAGAATTAAATAGAATGGCTTTTGATGATTATTTGCCAAGAAATTCAGAAAGTAGATGTATAGCAATCACAATTAAATTAATTAAAAAAAATGCACCACAAATAAAATGGATTATAAGTTTTGCAGATGGAACTCAATGCGGAGATGGAACTATATATAGAGCAAGTGGTTTTAAATTAGTTGGAATTGTAGATAATACTGCATTGAGAATTAATCCAAAAACAGGCGAATCTATTCACGTTATACAAGCCCATCATTTAAAAATAACAAATGAATTTAAAAAATGGAAGCCATTTGAAGGAAAACAATTAAAATATATATACCTAATAGATAAAACATGTAAAATAAATGCAAAAATTTTACCATTTAGTTATATAGATATAGTAAATGCTGGTATGTATAAAGGGCAAAAAATTAGTTTAGAAAAAAGAAAACAGGCGGATATAGCATAATGGAAATGCGGTTATTATTCCAAATAACAGAAGGCGGTTCGATTCCGACCTATCCGCTCAACAACCGAATATCAACCGATGGCAAATAAATTAGACAATTTAAAGAAAGGTGATGGATTTGATACACACCCAGAACGAATAAATAGAAATGGTAGACCAAGAAAGTATGTTAGCTTATTAAAAGAAAGTGGATATAAACTTTCTGAAATAAACGATACCATACAGAACATGATGGCGATGGACTTAGATGAATTAAAGACTGTTTGGGATAATCCACAGGCTACAATACTTGAAAAAACGGTTGCCAATGCTATGCGTAAGAGTTTAGAGAAGGGATCACTATATAGCCTTGAAACACTTTTAACGAGGGTATATGGTAAACCTAAAGAAACAATAGATACAAATAACAAAACTGACTTCAACGGCAAAATACAAATAGAGTTAAAGGGGAGTGATATACCTTTGGCGAAACGTGAAATAGATGTTTCAAGTAACTAATGTATTTTTAGAGAATAGAAATGCAACTACAGATATAATAATTAATCAGGGTGGCACTTCATCAGGTAAGACCTATGCCATCATGCAGAATCTTTTTTGCCACGCAATAGAAGAACCAAATCAGATCATAACGGTAGTAGGTCAGGATATACCTAACTTAAAGGTTGGTGCTCTAAGGGATGCACAAAGTATATTAGATAGTTCAGAAGCCTTACAATCATATGTATTAGATTACAATAAGTCAGATAGGGTTTACTCTTTCTTTAATGGCTCAATCATAGAGTTTAAATCCTATGATGATTGGCAGGATGCTAAGTCAGGTAAAAGAGATTACCTATTTATAAACGAGGTAAACGGAATAGCCAAGCCGATATGGGATGAACTTCATATGAGGACTAAGAAGCGGTCTTATTTAGATTATAACCCTAATACAGAGTTCTGGGTGCATCAGGAATTAATAGGAAAAGAGAATGTAACTCTAATTATATCAGACCACAGGCACAACACATTCCTTGATCAGAAGATGCACGATAAGATTGAAGGCATCCAAGATCAGGAACTATGGAAGGTATATGCAAGAGGATTGACAGGTAAACTTGAAGGTGTTATATTTAGGGATTACAATATAGTACCGAATGTAGATGCTAATTCTAAACTAATAGGTTACGGATTAGACTTTGGTTTTACAAACGATCCAACGGCATTGGTAGGGGTATATCAAATGAGTGGGGAGTTAATCCTTGACGAGGTAATATATGAGAAGGGATTAATAAACGCTGCTATAAGTGATTTAATGCGTCAAAATTCGGTTATCGGTAGAATTGTAGGGGATAGTGCTGAACCTAAGAGTATAGCTGAATTAAACGGATATGGATGGCATATGGAAGCAGCTAAGAAAGGACCAGATTCAATACGGCAATCTATTAACATATTAAAGAAATATAAGTTAAACATAACGCAGAGAAGCCATAACTTAAAGAAAGAGTTTAATAGTTATAAGTGGAAGCAGAACAGGGATGGTAAATTAGAGAATGAACCTATAGATTTTATGAATCATGGAATAGATGCTATTCGTTATGTAGCTTTAAACTGTCTTGAACAATCTTCTGGTAAATATAGCTTTATATAAATACTTGATTTCCAGTAATTTAAAAAATAATATAAAAAAAGATGTATTTTTTGCACTTTATATTACATATATGTTTATATTTGTAAAACAAAACAAAACAATATGAACTTTAATTTAACTGATGTAGAATTAAACAAAATGAGCGAAGATGAATTTTTTGCTTATTTAGATGCAAAGGCTAAACATTTAGCCAAACACACAAAAAAATTATCACCGTATCACATTAAAAAATATGGATCAATAAGTTCTGCAATATCTAAAACGGAATTTGATTATGATGCAACAAAAAAAATAATTAAAGAAACTTGTAAAAGTTTATAAAATTAGTTATATATTTATTTAACAATTAAAACCAAACAAAATGAACATTGATTTTAAAAAATTTGAAGGATGGGAATTAACTAAAGCAATTTATTTAGTTCAACAAGCAAAGGAATTAGGAATGGATTTAAGAGGTTACGGAGAGATCGCAGTAAACCCAAATTCGGGATATACTTATATCTGGTGCGAAGATTACCCATTCACTTTGTATATGCCTATTGATTGCAGGTTAAATAAAAATGATGTATGGGTTATGTACACCAATAGGGAAGATGGAGAGGAAACTGAAGAAAGATTAAGTAACTTTAATGATATAGAACAAATATATATCTGGTGCGATCAAATTGAAAAACCAAAAAACTAAACACAATGAAAGACTTATCAAACAAACAAGCAGCAATCGGATTAGCAATTATTATTATTATTTGTCTATTAGCTGATAACTTATGAAACTATACAACAAGCAGTTAATCATTAAGCTACTTGCCAAGCATGAGCATTTAAGAGATAACGATACTGCCTTAATAGCTAATATATGGTATAGGGAGTTTGATGCAGAACAAAAGACTTATGATTTCCTAAAGGCTTTTGCGGATGGTAAGCTGACTAACCCTGAAAGCATAAGGAGGGCAAGACAGAAAGTACAGGAGGAGATGCCAGAGTTAAGAGGTAAGAGTTATCAAATAAGACATAAGGAAGAAAAAAACTTTAAAGAAAAGGTTATTAATTATTAAATTCTTTTTATATTTACAAAAAAAAAACCACTATGATCTATTCAATCCAAACCAAAAAGACAGTACCGATTAAATATCGGGCGAATTACAAAGATTATGTTACCAATAAACAGGTAACTATGTATGTAGGCTTTGTTAATCCTTATAGCGATTACATTATGCTTACCACAATGAAGCCAAACGATGCTATATGGCACACGAAACGAGAACTGCCACAGGTAGAAACATTGCTGCAGAAAGAAGGTATTGACTACACAATACACGAAGTAAGCCAATGCGATGTCTGTGAAGGCTCTGGCTTTCTTGATTATAATACTACTTGTCCTAAATGCGAACCATAAAAACCATACACTATGTTTACTATTGAAGAATACATTGAATTAAAAGAAAAGATTACTAAATATGAGTTAGAATTATTTGGAGTAAGTTCAGTTTTGAAATACACCTATAAAATAATGAACGAGCAGCAGCAAAAGACTACAAGAAAGTTTGTGGATATTTGCAAATTATCAGAGGAAACTAAAACACACATATATGATTCACGAACTACTGAAAACAGAAAGACAGAAACAGAACCTAACACAGAAGCAGTTGGCTGATAAAGCAGGTGTTTCTTTTGTTAGCATCAACAGGATTGAAAAAGGAAACCTACCAAGAGTTTCAGTTATCAATAAGATATTTGATGCGTTAGGAAAAAAGATTAACTTTGTCTTGATAGACAACAATTAATCCCGTAGCAACTGACAGAGGCTTTACAGAGTGTTTATAATCGTGGTTGGTGGTATATATTCTGTAATGTGGATCGTTCCCACAGGTTGCTCTAAATTTTAATTATGACTTGGCAAGACATTAACTTATTTCAATATCAAAGGCTACTGCCTATCCTTCAAGAAAGTGAGAACATAGAACAATATTCAAAGATAATTGGTGTACTATATAACAAAACTGATAATGAGGTTAATAGCCTTTCTGTTGATGAGTATCTAACTTTAAAAGCAAGAGTTAATTTACTTTTAAACACAGATATAAAAGGTAACCCTGTAAAATACATTAAGTTGAAAGGTAAGCGGTATAAGTGCATTTATGATATAAAGAATCTACCTGCTGCCAGATATATTGAAAGCAAGGTATTTAGTGATGACTTTATAGGCAATCTCCATAAGATCGCAGCAACAATGGTAATGCCTATGAAGAAAACAATATTCGGGTGGAAGGTTCAGAAGTATGATGCCAGTAAACATGAGGTGTACGCACAGGATATGTTAGAAGCAAGGTTTGTGGATGTGTACCACAGTTCTGTTTTTTTTTTAAGTGTATTGCTGAATTGGACAAAAGTTTCGCAGGGTTATTTGATAGAGGAGTTGAGCAAGACGAAAACCCATTCGGAAGCAGTAAAGGAGGTAGCCGATTTATTGAAGTATATGGATGGCATTATTCCATATATGAAGTTGCCAGACTTAACAATACAAAGGCTGATGAGGTCTGGGAAATGAAAACTATAGAATATTTAAACGCAATGGCATATTTAAAAGCCTATAGAGATTACCAAAAATGAGTTATATAGATATTGATGTGTTTGTGCATAATGATTCAACCAAGTTAATGAATAACTTGGATATGGATTTTGACTTGGATACCTGCGACATTAAAACAATAAGGTTATATGACATTACTTATATTATGCCTTATGAAGAAAATGGCAAAACCTATACGCAAATCTTTACCCATTCTCAAGGCTTGGTTAGTCCGATACCATTTGATGACTTTAAAATAATTGCTAATGTGCTATTGAAATAGTTTTGTTTGGTTGATTAAATAAAGGCAAGTGTCCTTTTACCCTGTGCTGCGGTGCAGGGTTTTTTTTGCCCAGTTATTTTGTTGAAATTTGCACATTTATTTATGTGAGCATAAACAAAGCACAGGCAAAGGCATTTGCAGAAAACTTCCTACAAGGATTAGGAACTAATCAATATAACCGTGATCCACAGGTAGGCGGTGTTATTGAAGCTATGCTATTTCAATATGGGTTAGAATGGAACAAAACTGCAAAGGCTAATCTACAGAAAGCAAAAGCAATTAGTTCTGGAGATTTAGCAGATATATCATTACCAAGAGTTTATCCAACGGCTACAGGATATACATTAGAGTTAGGTTATCCGATCAATAGCAAACAGGCAGGGTACTATGATTTTGTCAATAAAGGTGTAGGCGGTACAGGTGGACTAAAGCCTAAAAAGAATAGTGGAGATTATAAATTTAAAACACCTTTCCCGAATAAAAAGATGGCTTTGTCTATTCTGTTATGGTTAAAGAAAGCAAATAAATCAGTTAGTACAGTACAGAAACCAACTACAGGACTTGAGAGAAAAAGAAAAAAGTTAGGCAAAATGCTAACGGATGCTGACAATAAAAAGCGATTAGCCTATGCGATCAGCACAAACATTAAGAAGAACGGATTGAGAGCAACCTATTATATAGACAGAGCAACTAAATTAATATTTAATAAAGATTTTCAAGCAGGATTAGCAGAGGCTTTGAATGCTGAAGTAACAATACAAATAAGAGCAATAAATGGCAGCAGTAATAAGTGATGCACCAAGTGCTTACGCACCCGCACATGATGACATTTGGTTTACCTTTACAAGTAACCAATCGGGAACAACTAACTTTAAGTTCATTGTAGATATTAAAGTAAACAATACTTTAGTATCAAGGGCAAAGGTATTCCCTGATGCAAGTGGGTATGGTTATTATAATACTGCACCCATTGTAAGGGCATATATAACCAATTATTTTGAACCAAGTGGCAGTTCAATACTTGTGGCTTCAAACGATAAATTAAAGGCTGCATATAGGCTTGAATTAGGCGAGGAGGTAAGCGGTGTGATTACAACGAATCAGGCATCTGGAAACTATGCTGCCTACAATTGCTACAGACCTTTATTTACAGATTACTATGCAACAGGTAATAAAACATTTACAAGTTATTACGATGCAGATACTTTAGTAAATTATGAGGACAATTGGCTTACAGAAAGGGATTTAGAAGTAAATGCAAGTTATGGAGATAACATATATATAAGTTTCTTTAAAAAGACATCGGGAACTTATACAGGTGTATTGCAGGTATTAGGCGAAGGAGAGGTAGTGCAGAATAGTGTTAGTGCAACAATATCTTTAAACGAGTTCAATTTATTTAATATGGGTGCTGCAAACATTAACACATGGGCAGCATCTTCAGTTATAACATCTAACACTTATGGTTACAACTTTTACTTGGACAGATCAGGAACTAAAAGCCGTACACTTAAAATACGAAACAAATGCTACCCAAAGCATAAAAGTTATAACATTCACTTCCTCAATAGATTGGGTGGCTACGATACGATGAAGTTTGCTTTAGTTAATAAGAGGCAAAGCAGTTTTGAAAAAAAGATGTTTCAGAAACCGCAATGGCAGGTTCAAAGTAATGTCAAAACAATGGCAGATACTTACAACAGGATTAGAGAAACAGATACAGTATTTTCTGTAGCACATAAGAACACAATGCACTTGGTTTCCGATTGGGTTAGTCAGCAGGAATCTGATTGGCTGCAGCAGTTGGTAGCTTCAACAAGTGTATATCTTGAGAGCAATGGTGGATACTTCCCTGTAACTATTAGTACTGCCCAATATGACTTTAGGCTTACATCGGCAGATAAACTATGGAATGTTGAAATAGATATTGAAGTAGGCAGAGTAATAAATTCGCAATTTAGATGAGGACTGAAATTTTTATAGAAGGCTATGCTTTAGATTTAATGAATGATTTGCCAACAGAGTTTACCTATGCCATAGATGACATACAGGACTTTGGAAGTAAGAATACATCTTTTAGCAAGACTTTAAACATTCCAGGTTCTGCTAAAAACAACCAGATATTTGGATTTATCTTTGATTTAGGCAATGCTAACTTTACTGATAACGCACAGCCTAATGTATTATACAACTTTAATGCTACAAGAGCATCACAATGCAGAATCTTTGTAGATGGCATACAGATATTTAAAGGCATTTTAAGGCTATTAGAGATTGTTAAAACAGGAGAGGTAATAGAATATCAATGCTCTGTGTTTGGTGAATTAGGAGGCTTTATTACGGCTTTAGGCAATAAGAAACTTGAAGAACTTGATTTCTCTAATTATGACATGGTTTGGAATTACACAAACATTACAGGATCGTGGGATAATGTTTCTGGTGGTAGTGTATATTTCCCTTTAGTAGATACAGGAGAAGTTAGCACAAACAAAATAGATTTTCAATTTAAGGCTTTTAAACCTGCGTTATATGTAAAGCAATATCTTGAAAAGATTGTTAGCGGTGTAGGTTACACATGGAATTTCCCGTTACTTGATACTAATTTTTTTAAAAGATTGATAATACCTAATAATCAAAGAGAAATAGTATCAGCAAATCAGACAACACTATTACAGGCAGATTATACAGTAGATACTACAGTAGTACCTAATAACTTTCCTTCTCTTGGTCTTGAAATGACTACAATTACTTTAGGAAACTTTGTGCTTGAAAGCGTAAATACTACATATAGGTATAATAATGGAACTCCTGTTACTGGTACTGTTACCGCAAATGTAGTAGGCAATATGGATGCAGGAGCAAATATTCCAAGAACATTCTATGTTAGGCTAAAGAGAAACGGAACAACTATAGCAGAACAAGCAATTAATATGACTGCTAACCCAACTAACTTCAATGTTAATTTCAGTGTTCCAAATATAACGATGAACCTAAATGATTTCTTTACAACAACAATAGATAATGGTTCAGGTACTATAAATATTACTGATGGCACATTGACATATACATCAGATACTAATACACTTGTTCCTGTTCAATATAATGAAACAATAAATATAAATCAAACGATACCTAAAGGAATCTTTCAAAGGGATTTCTTTTTATCAATTTGCAAAATGTTTAACCTTTATGTTTATGAGGATCAATGGGATAGTAAAAAACTTATTATAAAGCCTTACATAGATTTTTATGATGGTTCTTTTATTGATTGGTCTGATAAAATAGATAGAAGTAAACCTATGGGCATTAAGCCAATGTCAGAAATTAATGCAAGATACTTTCAGTTTAAATATAAGGATGATAACGATTTTTATAATGAAAACTATAAAAAGAAGTTTAACGAAGGTTATGCTGATCTTATATATGATAGTGAATTAGACTTTGTTAAAGATACTGCAACTACAGAAATAATATTTGCAGGTAGTCCATTATATCAATTAACATCAACAGATAAAGTATATCCTGCTATATATAAAAAGTCTGATAATAATACGAAAGAAGATAAAATGGATTTCGTTATTAGGATTATGCAAGCAAAGAAAATAACAGGAAGGAATAGTTGGAAAATTAAAAATGGGGCTACTGATTTAGTTACTCTTACAACCTATGGTTATGCAGGACACCTTGACGATCCTTTTACACCTACTAATGATATAAACTTTGGTGCACCTAAAGAAATATTCTTTACACTAACAACATATCCAACTACTAACCTATTTAATGCCTACTATTCAGACTATATGGCTGAAATTACAGATAAAGATAGTAAACTATTAACCTGTGAGGCATTGCTAAACATGGCAGATATACAGAACCTTGATTTCTCTAAACTGATAATGGTAGATAACATTTTGTTTAGGTTAAATAAAGTAGATGGATATAGTATAACAGACTATAAGACTGTTAAACTTGAATTATTAAAAGCGATAAATAAAACATTCTAAAATGGCAGAACAATTAAATATAAGTATAAATCTTAATGGTACAGAACAAGTTGTTACTTCTATTGGGCAGGTTAAAAAAGCATTAAAAGAAGCAGAATTTCAAGCATTAGCATTAGAAGAACAATTTGGTGCAGGTTCTCCACAGGTAGTTGCTTTAAGAAAAAATATTGAAGCATTAAGAGATAAAATTGGCGATGCAGCCGATGCTACTAAAAGTTTTGCAGAAGGTGGATTATTTACTACTGCTGCTAAATCACTTGCAGGTGTAGCAGGTGGATTTTCTGCCGTACAAGGTGCTATAGGATTGCTTGGTGTTGAAAGTAAAGAACTTGAAAAACAATTATTAAAAGTACAATCTGCACTTGCTTTATCACAAGGACTTGGACAAGTAATTCAAAGTAAAGATGTTTTTATAAATTTAGCTAATGCAATTAAAACTCAAGTAGTAACTGCGTTTAATACATTAAAAGGTGCTATTAGTGCAAGTGGTTTATTATTACTTTCTGTTGCAATAGGTCTTTTAATTTCTAATTTTGACAAGGTTAAGAAGGCTGTATTAGACTTAGTTCCTGTATTTGCAGATATTGGAGAGTTTATAGGAAACCTTGTAAATAAAGTTACTGATTTTGTAGGCATAACAAGTGAGGCAGGTAGGGCAACTGCTAAACTTATTGCAGATAACAATAAAGCAATTAAGGAAAGTGAAAGATTTTTGGAATTAAATGGCGATAAATACGATGAATATACTCAACGCAAAATTAAAGCCAATTTAGAATTTAAGAAAAAGCAAAATGAGTTTTCAGAAGATGAGAAATTAACAGAGGCTCAAAAAATTGAATATATAAAACAAGCGAGGGAAAAGGCTAATAGAGAAATATTAAAAGCAGATCAAGATAGGTATGCTAAATCAGAAGAAGATAATAAAGCAGCCTTTGAAAAGCAAAAGAAAATAGATGATGATAGAAAGAAAAGAAAAGAAGAAGAAGATAAAGCAGAAAAAGAAAGAATAGAAAAGCAGAATCAAGCACAGGCTAATGCTTTAAAGTTAAGATTAGAAGCAATTGATAATACTAATAAAGCAGCAGAAGAACAAGCAAAAGCAGATGAAGATGAAATTGCAAAATTATATGCACAGGAAGAAAAAAAACAAGGTGTAATAATTGAAAGCAATAATAAACAGATATTAGAGCAAAACAAATTTAACAATGCTATTATATCTGCAGAACAACAATTACAAGATGCAAAATTTGCTGCTGCAAGTGCAGGTATAAATGCTTTGGGTTCATTGGTTGGACAAAACGAAAAACTTGCTAATGCTTTATTTATTCTTGATAAGGCTCTTGCTATTGGTAAAATTGTTGTAGATACACAAAGGGAAATAGCAGGTTATGCTGCATCTAACTCTGTTTTTGGTCCTGCAGGTATAGCCTTAACTGCAAAAATGGCTTTAGGTGCAAAGATTCGTGCAGCAGCAGGTATAGCAACAATTGCTGCTACAACTATTGCTAAATTTAAAGGAGGCGCAAGTGCATCTAATTTCGGTGGCGGTGGTTCAATAAACACTTCTGGTGTTCCTATAGTACCACAACAAAACCAAGCGCAATTAACACAATTAAATCAAGCATCTATTAATGCACTTGGGAATCAAGCAGTTAAAGCCTATGTAGTTGAATCTGATGTAACAAGTTCACAACAAAGAATAGCAGCCATTCAACAAAGGGCAAGGTTTGAGTAATAACATTTAAAAAAATAAACATTTATAATTATGGAACTTCCTGTATATGAACTATTAATAAACGAAGATATAAACGATGATGCAGAAGTAAACTTTGTTGCACTCGTTGATAGACCTGCTATACAAAAGAATTGGAACGCATTTAAAGATAAAGTAAAGTTTGAAATTGTATCTGAAGAAAAGCGCATTATCTCTGGTCCACTTATGTTGGCTGATACTCCTATTTTTAGGTCTGATGCTACACATGGCGATTACTATGTTACTTTTTCTAAAAACACGATTCTTAAAATTGCTCAAAAGTTCTTTAAGAAAGGCTATCAAGCGAATGTTAATGTAGAGCATAACCCAGACTACAAAGTAGAGGATATGGTTATGTTTGAAAGTTTTATATCTGATAAAGATAGAGGCATAGCACCAATGAAAGGCTTTGAAGATGCCCCTGATGGTTCATGGTTTGGATCGTTTAAAGTTGATTCAGATGATGCTTGGAATAAGGTAAAGAACGGAGAAGTTAAAGGTTTTAGTGTTGAAGGTGTGTTTGAATATCGCAAAGAAAAAAGCAAGGAGATGCAACTATTAGAGGATATTAAAAATATTTTAACCTCTGTTAAGTGATAAACTTATTTATTAACAAACATTTATAAACATGAATCCGAAAGACGCAATTTTAAAAATCAAGGCATTGTTTGAAGATATGCCTGTTGAAGAAAAAAAGGATGAAGTCATTGAAGAAGGTAAAGTAGAGATGGCTGAATATTCTTTGGCTGACGGAACTAAAGTTATGATTTCTGCACTTGAAGTAGGTGGAGAAGTTAAACTTGAAGATGGTTCTGCTGCTCCTGATGCTGAACATGAATTGGCTGATGGTACTAAAATAGTTACTGTTGATGGTATCATCACAGAAGTAAAGCCTAAAGAAGATGAGGCTGCTATTGAAGTAGAGATTGAAGCAGGTAAGAAGCCTGAAGAAATGGAATCAGAATTTAACGCAAAGATTGAAGCACTTGCTGCTGAAAATGCAATGTTGCTGGAAAAGATTAAGGCTATTGAAAGTAAGGCTAAAGATGGTTTTGCTCAAGTAGCCGAACTTATTGAGGCAATGGCTAAAGTTCCTTCTGCTGATCCGATTAGCAAACCGCAATCGTACAAGTTTGAGGACACAAAAGACATTAAGTTGGATAGACTTAATAAATATAGAAACGCAATTTTAAACAATAAAAACTAAAGAAAATGGCATTTAATGTATCTTCATTAGCAGACTACACAGAACAAAACGAAGCCTTGCTCGTTACTTCTTCTGTACTTGGTGCTAAAACTGCTGCTCTTATTAAGAGTGCAGGTAATGTAATGGTGGGAGTGAAATCTTCAGAAACCATTAATATCATGGACACAGACGCATTTTTCCAAGCAGGTGGTACTTGCGGATTCAATGCTTCTGGTACAACTTCTTTCACACAAAGGACTGTAACTGTAGGTAAGATCGCAGTTATGGAGGCTCTTTGCCCTGCTGACCTTGAGGCTAAGTATTTGCAGAAAGCACTTCCTACAGGTTCAATGTATGATAGTGTTCCTTTTGAGCAAGAATTCACAGAGAAGAAGGCTAAGAGAATAGCATCTCAACTTGAGAAGGCGATCTGGCAAGGTAATGTGGCTTCTGGTGATGGCAATCTTAACAAATTCAATGGTTTGATTAAGTTGATTGCTGATGCTTCTGCTTCTGTTGCTGCAAATGCTTCTACTTATATTTCTGGTGGTCCTGTTGCTTCAATTACCGATGCTAACGTTATCGCAGTATTTGATGCAGTTTACAAGGCTATACCTGCAACTGTTGTCGCTGAAGATGACATGACTATCTTCTGTGGTCAAGACCTTTTCAGAACTTACACTATTGCTCTTAAAAATAGTGCTTCTTTCCATTACGCAATTGATGTGAAGGCTGATAGTGAGTTTGTACTTCCAGGTACTATGATTAAGGTTGTAGCGGTTCAAGGTTTGAACGGAACTAACAAGATTTATGCAATGCGTCTTTCTAACTTGTTCTTGGGTACAGACCTTTTGAACGAAGAAGAAAGATTTGAAATGTTCTATGCTAAAGAGGCTGACGTTGTTCGCTTCGTAGCAAAGTTCAAAATCGGTGTGAACGTTGCGTTCCCTGATGAGATTGCATTTTTCGCACTTTAATTTATAATGGGGGTGTAATAGCCCCCTTTAAAACTTTTTTAATATGGCATGTGCATTAACACAAGGATATGTCTTGGATTGTAAAGATTCACTCGGTGGTATAACTGAAGTGTACTTTATGGCATCACAGGATGTTGCTTCTTACACAGAAGCATCTGGAGTTATTACTGCCCTAACTAAAGATAGTGGTAAGAGGTTTTATAAGTATGAACTTGTAAAGGGTACATCTTCTTTTGTTGAGAATATCAATGCTTCTGTAGAAAACGGAACTATTTTTTATCAACAGGAATTGACTATTATCCTAAATAAACTACAGGCTAATACAAGGAATGAAATCTTGCTTCTTGCTAAAAATCTTTTGGTAGCGGTTGTAAAAGATAACAACGATAAGTATTGGTATTTAGGACTAAAACGTGGTCTTGATATTACTGCAGGTTCTTCTGGTAGCGGTGCTGCCGAAGGGGATCGTAGCGGTTATACTTTGACTTTCACGGCTAAAGAAGATGCTCTTGCTCCAGAGGTAAACTCTACTGTTGCAGGACAACTACAAACTCCAGGTACATAGTTTAGGAATAAGAATAACACGATGCCCTGCCTTTATGGTGGGGCATTTTTGTTAAATTCCGTTACTTCTGACATTTATTAGTGTGATATATCTACAGAAAGGCAATACGGAGAATGTAATACTAACACTTACAGAAAAGCAGTTGCTTACTTCTCCTAACTACTTATTTATATTTACCAATAGGACAAGTGCCTATGATGTGCGTTTTGTACTTACTAACAATAAAGATACAAGCGCATACAAGGATAGATTTAATAAGTTCAGTATAAAAGTAGATTCATATTTTGCTACTAAACTAACAGGTCAATGGGATTATGCGGTGTACGAGCAAACGAGCAATAACAATACTGATCCTAAAGGTTTAAACTTACTTGAAAGCGGTATAATGATGTTGAAGGATGAAGAAAAGATATATAAAGAGTATGAAACTTCCGATAAATATAAAATAAGGAAATGAGTAATTTTGTATTAGTTCAATTTGCAGAAGCAAAGCAGCCAGAATATATTGAGAAGAAAGGCGAAGGTTATATTCAGTATGGTCATCGTAACGATTACCCTAACTATTTAGTAGAACTTTTCAATAAGTCTGCAAAGCATCAGTCTATTATTAAAAGTAAAGTTCATTACATTACAGGTAATGGGTGGAAAGGTTCGGAAGGATTCGTTAATAACCCCAATAGAAGCGAAAATTTAGACGATATTACCCGCAAGGTATCTTTAGACATAGAATTATTTGGAGGTGCTTATATTGAAGTTATATGGTCCACAATGGGAACTATAGCAGAGATATGGCATTGTGATTATACTAAGTTCAGAACTAATAAAGATAACACGCAGTTCTGGTACAAAAAGGATTGGAGAGATGCTAAGGAAAAATATGAGGTATATCCTGCATTTAATCCTAAAAATCCTGTAGGAAAACAGATACTCTATGTAAAGGAATACAGACCTAACATGGAAACCTACACTTTACCAGGTTATTTTGGTGCGTTAAATTATATTGAATCAGATATTGAGGTTTCTAAGCATATCTTGGGTAATGCTAAAACAGGATTCAGTGCAAGTAAACTTATTACCCTTCCTAATGGAGAACCAAGTCCAGATGAGCAAACTGTTATACATAAGAAGTTTAAAAATACATATACAGGTGCAGATGGTATAAAGTATATGTTAGCTTTTGTTAATGATGCTTCAAGGAAACCTATAGTAGATGATCTTGGACAAAGTGATTTAACTAAAGAAGATTTTAGTAATGTAGATACATTGATTCAGACTAACATTTTTAGTGGTCATCAGATTACTACACCTTCTATATTCGGTATTGCACAACCTGGAACGCTTGGTAGTCGCAGTGAGATGCGTGATGGTTATGAGATTTTTAAGAACACTTATGTTAATTCAAAACAGATGTTCTTAGAATCAACATTTAATATGTTGGCAGGGTTTGCAGGATATGAGGAAGATTTAAAATTGATACCAACTGAACCAATAGGAATAGAGTTAAGTGAGGCGGTACTTTTACAAATAGCACCTAAAGAATGGCTACTTGAGAAGGCAGGTATAGATATTACTAAATATGTACAGAATCCTGTACAACCAGAATTAAATCCTGTTCAACTTTCAGAGCAGTTTAACTTTAATGAGTTAGATGGTTTTGGAGATACTAAAGAAAATTATAATATCTGGAAGCAGAAAGAACACTTTGGAGATGTTGAGTTATTCGCTGATGTAACACAATTGCAGTCTAATGTTTTGGATTTAATTAGCAAACAAAAGTTAATTACTCCAGAAACGATTTCCGATGTAACTAAAGAAGATGTAGGTGTTATCAAAAGAATAATAACAGACCTTGAGAAAAAAGGTTTTATTAAATCGGTTGAAAAGTCTATAGGCGAAGGTTACGATGAAAGTGTACTTGTAGAAAGAACACTAACAGAGCCTTTAAAAGATATTATAGAAAAAGTTAAACCTACTACACAGGAGTTTTTAATTCGTTACTCTTATGAATGGAGGCAAGGGTTTAATGATTCTGATTTAAAAACTTCAAGAGATTTCTGTAAATACTTTGTAACAACTGATAAACTTTATAGTAGATCAGAGATTGAGGCTATGAGTGCAAGGCTTGGGTATGATGTGTTTAGTAGAGGTGGCGGTTGGTACACATTACCAGATACCAATACTCATAGAAACTTTTGTAGACACCAATGGAAAGCAAATGTTGTAACACGCAAATAATATGAGTGCAAATATTTTATTTATATCAGTAGATTCAATAAAGGAATTAAGCGGTCTGCATAATAATGTAGATGAGAAACTGATCAAGCCAGAGATTAAGACGGCTCAAGACATGTATATCCACCCTGCGTTAGGCTCTGCTCTTTATTTGAGATTGCAAGACGGAATAGAGTGTAACAATTTAAACTGTGACGAATTGTCACTACTTGACGATTACATTACAGATACATTAGTAAACTTTGTATTATCTGAATTGCCACAAGGTTTAAGTTATCAGTTCTATAATAAAGGCTTGGTGCGTAAGAGTTCTGATAATACAGAGTTGCCTTCAATGCAGGATTTGATAGACATAGCCAATAGATACAGGGCAAGAGCAGAGTTTTACAAGCAAAGATTAATAAAGTATCTAAAAGAGAATCAGAACCTTTACCCACAATACCTGAACTTTGGTAGTGGAATAGATGCTATAAAGCCTGATAACGATGCTTATAGGGCAAGTATATGGCTTGGAGATGATGGGTGTTGCGGACCATTTGACAAAAAACCATTGTATAAAGATATTTATCAAGGTAATAATCCACCATGTTGTTTAGATTAATATGAGTAAACAAGCGAACCTAAAGAATCAAGAGAAGTTAAAAGCATATTTAAAGAAACATGACACTGAACCAAATAGTAAAGCAGATAAAAAACTACGGAGAAACACATCCACAAATAAAGACGGTGTACTTCGGGGAGTTCAGCGATAAGTTAGATGACAATGATGTTGTCTATCCTGCCATGTTTTTTGACATGACAGATGCTGCTATTTCTGCAAAGTTAATAACCTATAATTTTGTCATTTATTTATTAGATAGGCATTTAGTAGAAACGGATGCTTTAGAAGTTTTATCTGATATGAATTTAGTAGCACAGGATATTGTGGCAGAGTTCAGAGATCCTTCTAACGAGTGGGTAACGGGAGATACAATAGCAGTTAATTATTTTAGAGAAGATAGTCCTGATTATTTAGCAGGAGCAAGTATAAATTTAAGTGTAACATTACCTTCATTAAATAACAGATGCCAAATACCTACATAATATGAGTTCAGATTTCAGACCAGGAAACTTTGATATACAGATAAAGAAAGGCGATACATGGCAAGAGGTTTTTGCCTTAACGCTTAACTCTGCACCTATCAATTTAACAGGATCAACAATAACTATCACTATTAAAAATAATACTTGCGATAATAATACTGTTCTAACATTTAGTAATGGAAGCGGTATAACTATAGGCGGTGTTAGTAGCAATAATATTATTATCAAAAAAGATATAACCCTTGATGCTAAAGATTATGTTTGGGAGTTAAAGATATTAGCTACAGACAATACAACAAGGACATACCTTTGGGGTAATTTTATAGTAGATGATAATTTTTCAGAATGAGTGTTGAAATAAATGTTACAGATCAGATTATTGAAGTTACACCGACAGATGCACAGATTGATGTTAATATAACAGAAACACCTGTAGTAGTTGATGTAACCGATCAGATTATTGAGATTTCAGAAACAGGTTTGCAAGGTCCACAAGGTCCAGCAGGTCCAGGTGTTCCCATAGGTGGTACAACGGGGCAGATACTTGCTAAAAATTCTGCTACCAATTATGATACTCTTTGGATTGATAATGCAGTAGGAACAGTTACTTCAGTAAATGCTTCTGGTGTTAGTGGAATAAGTGTCAGCGGTGGACCTGTTACATCTTCAGGAACTTTATTAATTACTAATACTGCACCTGACCAAATAGTTAGCTTAACAGGTACAGGTACAACATCAATAAGTGGAACTTACCCTTCATTCACAATTAATAGTGCTGACCAATACATAGGAACAGTTACAAGTATTGCAACAACAGCACCAATAACAGGAGGAACAATAACTGCATCAGGTACTATTGGAATAACACAATCAGGGATTTCAACAGACGGCTATTTAAGTTCTACAGATTGGAATACTTTTAATAATAAGCAAGGTACAATAACTTTAACTACAACAGGTACAAGCGGTGCAGCTACATTAATAGGTAATACATTAAATATACCACAATATGAGGCAGAGGGCAACTATGTAACAACTGCTACAACATTAACAATAAATGGAACTACCTATGATTTATCAGCAAATAGGTCATGGAGTGTTGGTACAGTAACAAGTGTTAATGCAAGTGCAGGAACAGGAATTTCTGTTAGTGGAGTGCCTATTACAGGTAGCGGAACAATTACTATTACTAACACAGCACCAGATCAGGTTGTAAGTTTAACAGGTACAGGAACAACGAGTGTTACAGGTACTTATCCAAATTTTACAATTAATAGTGCAGACCAATACACAGGAACAGTTACTTCAGTTGGACTATCAATGCCTTCTGCTTTTACTGTTAGCAATAGTCCGATAACAGGTGCAGGTACTTTAACTGTAATAGGAGCAGGTACTGCTTCACAATACATTCGTGGAGATGGTCAGTTAGGAGATTTCCCAACAGTAGGCGGTGGTGGTGGCGCATCTGTTAGTTATTATTTAAATGGCTCTGTTAATCAAGGTACAATAGGTGGCAGCACATATTATGAAGTTAGCAGAACTCCAGTAATCGGTGTTGGTACTGATTTTTCAACATCAACAAATGGATTAATAGCGCAGTTTATTACAGATGCTAATGACCCTAATAGATTATTAATTCCTGGTGGTAACTTTAATTTAGAGTTTTATTTTTCTGCATCTTCAGGTGGAGGTAATCCAGATTTTTATGTTGAGTTATATAAATATGACGGAACTAATTTTACATTAATTGCATCAAATAGTACAAGTCCAGAGTTAATTGCTTTTGGAACAACTATAAACCCATATTTTAGTTCATTAGCAGTACCTGAAACTATTATAGCTGCCACAGATAGACTTGCTTATAGAATATTTGTAAACACAAGTGGAAGAACTATTACCTTACATACAGAAAATAGTCATTTATGTCAGATAATAACAACTTTTACAACAGGCTTATCTGCATTAAATGGACTAACTGCACAGGTTCAATATTTTTCTACAGGAACAAGCGGAACTGATTTTAACATATCAAGTGTTACAGATACACATACTTTTAATCTACCTACTGCTTCTGCTACAAATCGTGGTGCTTTAAGCACTGCTGATTGGGGTACATTCAATAATAAAGAAAATGTTTTATCATTTACATCTCCTTTATCAAGAAGTATAAATACAATATCTATACCTGCGGCAACATCAAGCATCAATGGATATTTAACATCATCAGATTGGACAACTTTTAATAATAAACAAAATGCAATAACACTAACCACAAGTGGTTCAAGTGGTGCATCTACTTTTATATCAAACACATTAAACATACCTAATTACACATTAAGTGGATTAGGCGGTGTTCCAACAACAAGAACATTAACTATCAATGGAACATCTTACGATTTAAGTGCAGATAGGTCATGGAGTGTGGGAACGGTAACAAGTGTTGCTGCTTTAACAATAGGTACAACAGGAACAGATATTACTTCTACGGTTGCTAATGGAACTACAACGCCTGTAATAACATTAAATATACCAACTGCATCAGCTACTAATCGTGGTGCTTTAAGTACTGCCGATTGGACAACTTTTAACGCAAAGGTGGGGGGTAGTGGAACAGAGAATTACATTACCAAATGGAATAACGCAGGTGGTACAACTATTGGCAATAGTTTAATATTTGATAATGGAACAAGTATAGGTGTAAATACAACAACACCGCAGAACTCTTTTGATATTATTAGGGGTACTGCAGGTACTATGCCACGTTCTAATTATGAATCAGCATCTTTTTCTTATAACGGCGATGCTAAACTTGGTGTTTATTCTTCCGCAACAGATATAAGTAATAATGGGGCATCTGTAATATTTGGTAATTCGCAGACTACAGTTGGTTCGCTATATACAGGTGGAGAGGTTCAGTATCTCGGAAATACAACAATAGCAAATAGCAGTTTGAGATTTAGTTTTGTTGGCAGAAATTCAAGCGGTGTAGTTACATCTGCGGTTGAGAACGCTTTAAGGATTTACCATGATGGTAGGATTGTAATGAGTCCAACCCTATCGGGTGCGTATGTAGGGGCATCTACACCGAGATTAATTATAGGTACAACTACAGATACAAGCGAAACCCTACAAATTACTGGTACTGCTAAAATCACAGGTAACTTAACAGTAGATACCAATACGTTGTTTGTTGATGCTACGAATAATAGGGTAGGTATAGGTACTGCAAGTCCTGCCACACCATTACACATAGAAGGTAATAGTACTGGTGGTGACGTACAGCTTAGAGTTAAGAACAATAATTTAGCAAACGGAAATAAATATGTTTCACTATTTGTTGGTGGAACATCAACTGGTATTACAGAATGGAACAATAGTGGTGTATTAGAATCAGCAGCAGGTACAGGTTCAAATTTAGTATTAAGTAATTATGAGGCTGGAAATATAATATTTCAGACTAATAACAGGTCTGAGAAAATGCGTATCACAAGTGGTGGGAATCTTGGTTTAGGAGTAAGTCCTTCTGCCTGGCGTTCTGCTATGAAAGCATTTCAGATAGATGAACGAGTTTCTTTATTTTCAGGTTCTACAAAAGAAACCATTTTAGGATATAATTATTATCAAAATTCTTCATCTCAAAATATATATATTGCAAGCGCAGGTGCCAATGCATATATAATGGATGGTTCCCATAAATGGATAACCGCCCCATCAGGCACAGCAGGTGCAGCTATAACCTTCACCCAAGCAATGACACTTAATGCGAGTGGGAATCTTGGTTTAGGAGTAAGTCCTTCTGCGTGGAGTACATTTAAAGTATTACAAGTAGGTTCTTTAAGTTCTTTATATTCATCTCCATCAACTTATTTAGGTCATAACATATATTATAATTCAGGCAACAAATATATTGC